GAACAATAATGTCTACGCCGGCACCAATGGTTATGGTGCAAAAACTTCGCATGTGGACTCTACCAAGTGGGAAGACCAGTGCATGGAAATTTTTAATGCGTACCATAATATTGAATTTATTAGAGTGATGCCTTCAGGTAGCCACAATATGCCGGAAAAATGGAAGTATGCAAGCAATCTTAGACACATTGGCTGGCGACAATTTGTCAGTGAAGTTGATCTGGGATCAACTTAATTGTTCTAATACTTTAATTTTTTCTCTAGTTGCAGCAAACTTAAAAGTTCTATATACACCTGGATGTAATGGTTTGGGGTAGTCGTCCAACTTGACCCAGCAATAGCCTTTGTGTTCATTATTGAGCTCGGGCGTAAATTCTTCATCTACTTTGATTAAAAAAGTATGATAGACAAAATTATTGCGTTCGCTGGTGTATTGTTCAATTGGAATCACTCTGGCCCCGTTTATTTCCCCACCCAACTCTTCTAGAATTTCTCTTTGTAATCCCTCTAGCACAGATTCATCTCGTTCTATTTTTCCACCCACAATGCCCCAAGTATTGGCAAACTTGCTGCCATCACGCAATAAAAATAGATATCTATTTGTTTTGGTGCAGTAAATTAATGCACCACAACTGCTGTTTAAAGAATTAGCTGCCATTGCCCTGCCTTATAAGGCCCTTCGTAACTCTTGACCCAAGTGTCGCCTGTCCATTGATATTGTGTTGAGGTAGTCAAGTTGGTAACATACTCTATGGTTGTGACAGTTTTGCTGTCGAAACTTACTCTCCAATATGCGCCGTCAAATTCGATAATGTCATTGGCATACGCTATTAGCGGCACACCGCCGAGACTGTCCCAGTTATAAGTGGGCGGTGCACCTGGCGCACTAATATAGTCATTAACCAACAGATACCTAGTGCCCGCAGTCGGAGCAATCAAGTCCGCATTTGGTCGTGATCTTTCAGGATCAATGATAGCTGTGATTGCAGTCAGCGTGTTAACAGGCACAGTATCAATATCTGCAGTCCATAACAATACATTTTCGTTTTGTGGGTGATAAGCCACTGTGCCCACTACTTCATTACCGTCCGCCATTTCCAATTTGATTTGACTGGATCCATTGGTCAAGTTACCATACACATTGACCAAGTCGCGCCATTTTTCGCTGGTGCCGGTATAACTGGATACCAGAGTAAATGTTACTCGATTGTTGACATTGGCTGTGATCAGCTTATTGGTGGTAACAGTATTACCGTCAACACTCAACACCACACAATTACCTGTGATGCCGCTGCCAGATACCACCATGCCTGGTTCGACATATTGGCTACTGGACACAACTATGGTAGTGTTGGCCACAGTATTTGCAGTAATTTTCTTGATAACTTGTTCACCGATTGGATTGGTAGTAGGTTCGTTGTATCTTACCAAACTCAATTGATTGTTTAGTAAAATAACACCGTATTGTAGTGGAGTTAGATACTGTCTACTTAATAAATTGGCTTCATCATAGATAGATTGATCTATGTCACCATTGGCGTCATAGATACTGGCAATAATTTTCTGGATAACACCCATGCGTTTGACCAACGCAGGGCTACTGATGTATATAGGCAAAATGAATGTCAAAGTGGCAACATCTATTGGATTTTCGGTGCCAATATTGGGGACACTCCTGCTGGTCCATTGAATATCTGACAGTAATACATAGCTCAAGCTGGTCCAGTCGATATAATTGTCGGTGCTTTGAATTTCTAATGCTGGGTTAAACAGAGTACAGATTTGTTCTAATAGCTGTAATTTTTGTTCAGTGTTGCTGGTCCAAATGTCTAACTTCAATGTTAAACTATAGGGCACAGGCATTAACCGCTCAACCGTTAAAGTATCACCTTGTTGAGTACTGTAGTCGCCGGTAGTGGGTTCGTAATAGCGCTCGCGTATTTGCATCTTACTAACATAAGTTGGATTCTGTACTCGATCTCTGTCGTAGGTTAATGCATTGATGTATACTGCCATGGCTGGCACAGTGCGCAAAAAGTTTTCACTATTTTGTGTGAGTATGGCTGCAACTTGTCTACTACTGTCGCCATAGACAACTGGCACTCTTTGTAGCGCAGTCACGCCACCGCTGTCTTTGCCAAATTCAACTTGAAAGTTGCTGACCATACGAATAAACTGTATGATGAACCTTCTGATTTGTTGGTCATAAAAAAATTGTTGTAGAGCCATTAATTATCTGCCTTGGGTGTCAGCGCCTTGCTAAGGCTTTGTCTTGTTGGTTGTGTTTTGCCTTCGACATCAGTGAATGTAGAAGTATCGTTGACAAAAATACTGCGCTGTGTTTGGTTATTTGGACCAGGAGTGAGATTGGTTCTCACTGAATCCTCAATTTTAGTCCAACGACGGCCGTCGAATCTAAACAAACGATTTGGCACATAGTCAGTACGGAGCACATACGTACCAGTAATTGGTTGAGTTGGAAAACTGGTGCTGGCAGTCACAGGCCATCCGTCTGGCGCCAAACCGTCTCCACCCAGATAAGCAGGTATAGTGGCATTGGGAGTTACCAATCCTGAATCTGTCAGAGTAACAGTGCTGTCTGTGGTCAATAAAGTGTTATCAGTTCTGGTACCAATTGGATCACCCGGTCCCCCGTCTGCTCGCAGCGGTTCTACATACAACGGCCCAGTATCATATCCACTGATAGGCACATCTATATCTGCTTGTCTAATAATAGCATCATTGATTTCATTCAACTTGGAGAAGTTGGTCATAATTTCTCCCAGCGGTGTATTGGATTCGTCACCTGCGCTAATGTTATTAAGAATGTCTTTGTATTCTTGTGCGTTGACCATTGGTGTTAATTTTACACGAATTAAATGTGGCCACCAAGTCTGACTAAAACCTTCGGCAGCAAAAGTAACATCTTGCACCACATAGAATCTTTTAAGCACAGCAGGAATATCTGCGTTCAACGGATAATAATCTTTTTTGTGCTGTAATTCGACCACATCACCACTCAACAACTTACGACCAATCATGGCCACGCAGTCATTTAAATGGAAGGTCATTACGATGGTATCAGTGCTGAGTAGTAATCCGAATTGACTCAAATCCCAGTCGTTGTCACTGACTGTATAGATACCTCGCATGACATACACACTGGTATCGTACTTGCGATCTCTATTCTCCAAAAACAACAAGTCTTGAATATTCAATGCACTTTCGTTGATGTAATTTGGCTGAGTAGCGTCATTCCAATAAATGCTGATGGGCATGCCCGAGCTAATCGTAGAAGTTACATTGCTGGTAATGGTAACAGTATTTGCTGTGACATTGGTACTAAAAATTACAGTGTTGGCTTGTATGCCAATTCCGCCCACAGTCTGACCCACTTCAAAATTCGCAACATTGGCAAAAGTTAAAGTTCTGGTATTGATGCTGGTACTGTTGGTAGTAGGATATGCATTTGCTTGAGCCAAGGGTCCGAGATACTTGTGCAGCAAAACGCCCGTTCCACCTATGGTGAATTCTTCGCTGATGCGTTTATCAAAAAAGTTGTAGTCGTTACTGTGGTTTTCACGCCACATGCTGAGTCTTGGCATATATGGTCTCGCTAATGTAGTATTTATGGCAGGATTGACGATAAAATCCAAAGACAGTATAATTACTGTAATGGACCACTACCAAGCTCAATTGACTGAATTGCTTTCACAAGTGCAGGCCACCAACGACCCGCAAGGTAAAAACGATTTGAACAAACTGCACAAAGCATGCAGTCAAATACTGACTGAAATAAGTAAAGAAAGCGTCAATTGCCGCAGACTGCAAAAAGCAACACCAAAGTATTTGGAATTGGATCGGCAGTTCAAAGAGGCCATAAGTAATCTGGAACAATGGATAACTTTTGCTAAACTTTTGTACTAATTGACTTAATTCGATATTGATGTTATAATCAACAAATTACTAATTACTAAGGATCTGACATGGCAACAGTAGCTGGCATCAAGATTAAAATCAAAGCGGCCAAGGTTCGTAATGCAGCATTTGCAGACGAAAAATACACTGGCGGCGAACCCGAATGGCCAGAAGAATCCGCAGAATGGGAAGACAGTGAGTTTGATAACTTCCTACGCCGCAGCTTCTATTACTACAATTATTACTACAATCAAAAGGATTGCAAGAAGTATGTGGTAGAGTGGCTTAAAACCATGCCCACTGAGTTTACCAAAGAAGAAGTCAAGGCATTTGATCGTGCGGCAGATCGTGCAATTCCAATGACAGCCTGTAGTCTGATTATGGCCCGCCGTCAGGGAATGATTTTCCGTACACGACACACCGACTTCCTAAAACAAGTTATTCGTGCGGCAATTTCAGAAGCAGAACCCGAAGCAGTTGAAATAACTGCTTCGGCTGCGAAAGCATACATTCCTACCATTCAAGACCGTCTCAATGAGAAGACCAGCGAGATTATTGGAGAACTTGAGGGCATGTACGACGATGTGTGCCTGAATAATAAAACAGCATTCAAGCCCTATGACTTCTTGACCGGTAACAATGTGGTTCAAAGCCAATTGGGCAAGTACGAAACAGTATTTTCGACTCACAAAGCTGAACTTGAAGCGGCACAGAGTAAAGAAGATGCCCAATTGACTGAGGGATATAAACACTATAAGGCCGCAGATTTCAAGCGGATTATTGCATGGATTGATGCACTGCTGGCCGCAATCGAACAGTACCGTGATGTAAAGAAAGCCACAAAGAAAGCCAGAGTTAAGAAAGCACCTAGCAAAGAAAAGGTCATAGCCAAACTCAAGTACTGTAAAACTGACGCAGTATTGAAACTGGTCAGTATGAATCCTGCTGATATTATCGGGGCAAATGAGCTGTGGGTGTACAATATCAAAACTCGCAAGTTGGGCAAATATATTGCAGACAATATACAAGGGCCTTTGGGAGTAAAAGGCACCAGCTTGGTAGGATTTGACGAGGCCAAGTCAGTGTGCAAAACATTGCGTAAACCGGCCGACACTCTCAAGGAGTTTGCAAAATCGGGTAAGATTCAATTGCGTAAATTCCTTGACGAAATCAAAGCCACAGAAACTAAGATGAATGGTCGAATCAGCGCAGACATTGTGCTACTCAAAGTTGCATAACATAAAGAGTTCTATTAGCTAAATATGGTTAATAGGACTCTTTTCATATGTCAACAGTTATTCAACCCGACTTAAAAGGCGACTTTAGCCTTAGAACACAAGACTTAGGCGGCCCAGGCTCCATCAGCACTGAGAGTGCAATTGCAGCCAACCCACAAATTCAAACACTCAATCAGCTCAGAAATGATATGATTGATTACATTCGTTTGAGACTGGGCGATCAAATCGTAGACATTGAGCTGGACAAAGAACACTACGATATGGCCATCAAGCAATCGTTAGTAAAGTACCGTCAAAAGGCACAAAATGCAGTGGAAGAAAGTTATGCATTTTTAGACTTGATTCCCAATGTACAAGAATATATTTTGCCCAACTACATCATGGAAGTTAGGCAGATTTTTCGCAGAGGTATCGGCGCATCGCCCGGATCCACAGCCAGTCAATTTGAACCGTTCTCTTCGGGCTACTTAAACACTTACATGTTGGTGGCCGGTCGTGTTGGTGGACTACTGAGCTATGAATTGTTTGCACAATACCAAGAGCTGGCCATGACCATGTTTGGTGGCTACATAAACTATACTTGGAATCGCGTTACCAAAAAGCTAACATTGATCAGAAAAATACCTTACGATAACGGTACCGCAGTTCCATTAAACTCATTGACTGCAAGCGGGCTTGCTGCAGGATCTACAATTACTATGGTTTTACAATCACCGCAGACCAGCATCCGGCCAGATTCCAGCATTTATATTCAAAACTGCCCAGTTCGCGGTTACGGCGCTGAGTATAGAGTTGTGACCATTGACCCTACCAGTACCATAGTAACAGTGGTGGCCAATCAAGTGTTGGGATCAGTTGCAGTCACTGGCAGCGACTTACAGAAAACCACAGCTTGGATTCCGGATTACGACTCTGGAACCAACAATATGGAAAGTGTGTTGCTTTGGATTTTCAATCAGAAACCCGACAGTATGCTGCTAAGTGATCCAATGGTTTATCCGTGGCTACAAGATTACGCACTGGCATTTGCCAAAAGCATATTGGGACAGGCTCGAGGCAAGTTCA